TGGACTTGTGAAAATTTATGGTGTTCATCGTCCTGATTTTATATCCGTTCTTCAGCAAGGCAAGGCCGCATTCTTGAATGAGACCGCCTTTTGGGTCAGTCACCACGAATGAAACTGGATGGCTTTTAGACGTACATTGAAGCAAGTTCGGCTTGATAAAGTACCTTGTTTTACCGCTGCCAGAGCCGCCGACCACCAGCACGTTTTTGTTTCGTGCATTTTTGGGGTCAGGTGGACGGTTGCTCATCATTAGGCGTTCCGTTTTGGTCAGTATGATGTTGTCCTCAAATTTCGGAGCTATAAATGGTGCAATATCCGCCGGTGTGCCCCATCGGGCGGAGCCATACTCCATGCCGTGCCGGTACTTTTTGGCGTTTTTGCTTTTCAGATAGACGGCCAGCCTCAGTCCAGCACCGCAGCAGATGCCCACCAGAATATCCAGTGGATGCAGACTAGGAAGCGGGTTCGCAAATGCAGCTGGGAGCGTACCCATCAGGGACACGATTTTGTCGCCCAGCTCCTTACCCTCGGCCAGCCGCCATGCCTCGCCAAGATTGGTCGCAGCCAGCCCAATCACCAGATAAGGCAGGTACAGGGCCGGCAGCTTGGTGAACTTTTTCTTGTTCATAAGCCACGTTCCTCCTCTTTGTGCCGTACTTTATCGGGGAGGTTGGCAATGGTCTGTGCCAGATTGTGCAGCTTGGCCAGCACAGAGGGACGCTCGGTCTTGCTCAGCACCGATGCCGAATACTCCTTGAATGCAGCATTGAGCGCATCAGTGTCCTGCGCCTTGAAGAAAATCAGGTACCGGGGCGGCGTGCAGGACAGGTCTTTCTGGATGGCGTAGTCGATGTGATACCGCTTAGCGTAGCGGTCAAAATCCTTGATGCCAGTCTTTTCGATTTCCAGATTGGTCACACCCCGGTTCTGCCGTATGAGCCGATTCATGGACTGCTTGCCCTGCGATGCACTCTTGTCGTACTGGCGCAGAAAGAACTGCGCCCCTTTCAGCAGAGTGCGGGCAGACAGTTTTACAGTCGAAATGGCAAAATTGACTGTTTTGTGCTCGATTTCTTCCTGCATTTCCATCACCTCCAGTGCAGAAAGTCGTGTTTAGCGGTCAAATCCGGCATCCTTCGGCGGGGTGGTTTTGCTTTCTTCCGGGCAGACTGCTTCATCGGGCACACGAACAACCATCATCCGATGCCCCAGCCGGATAAAATCTTCCGGCTGATGAAAATGCTCCTCGTACTTCTGTGCCAGCTCCGGGGTCAGGGATGCAAAATCTTCCTCACCCAGACCGACCACCAGAAAGGTTCCGGCGACCACATCATAGGCTTCGCCGCTTTCATCCCGCAAGGCACGGTTCAGCGGCAGACCCATCAGCTTACCCTCATCGTTGTAGACGATGGCTACCGGGTCACTGAACGGATAGCTGGCACCGATGTTGCCGCCGACTGCCTGCTGCAAAGATTTCAGGTCAGGGTCGATCTCGACCTGCTTCGGATACTGCCCCGGTACAATCTCCAGCACCGTCAGGGTGTTCTCGTTCTGTTCCATTATCGTCCTCCTCGAATTTGATAGAGATCTCCTGCCCGGCATGGGCGGCGTTCAACAGAGCTGCCACAAAGAAGCCGAAAAAAGCGCCGGCTTCAAAAAATGCGAAACCGATAAAAAAGTTCAGCATGGCACACCTCAGTCGATACAGATGCAGGGCAGTTTCTGGCCGTCAGCCATCAGGGTAACGCTGTGGCGCATCAGGTACTTCTGAAAGAGGTAGACCTGATCGATCGTCAGCGAGATGAACTCGCCATCCATATTGGTGCGCACCAGAATGACCGGACCGGTCAGATAGCGCTTGCCCGCCAGTTTCAGCACCTGCGCCGGGTTGTAGCTGAGCAGCAGCGAGCTGTCGGGGATGTTCAGGTACGCATCATCCTCGTCAAAGCAGGGCAGAATGTCGGGAGCCTCGTCCAGCGTGATGACTGTCAGTTCCATATCCGGGGCGATGGCAGCAAAATAGATCTCGCCACTGCTCCTGCTCTCCGACAGTGCCGCACAGATGTGCATATCAATGGTGACTTTCTCGGAACGAATAATGGGATTAGAATCATTTTTCATAGGCATTTTCTCCTTTTTTCTAAAGAAAAAGACCCAACCGGGTCTTTCCAATTCATATCCTGTCAGCGTTCTTCACTGTGCTGACGCTTTTTCTGCCACTGCTCCAGCAGCTTGATGATGGTATCTTCCATCTGTTTGGGCGTATAGCTGCGGGGAAAGTATTTTCTCAGGGTGTCATTTTTGATGGTCACCGTATCAAGCTCGCTCTTTTTCTCCTCGCCCATAATGGCAACGACCGTCTCCGTTGTAAAAGTTCCATCCTGAGCCAGCTTCTTGATACGCTTTGCTTGTGAGACAGAAGGAAAGTTCTGGGTATCATCCATTGCCCGGATCACTTCCTGCTGTTGTTCAGGAGAAAGATAGGAAAGCTCCACAGCAGGATTGAAGGACACGGTTTTGTTATCCACCATGTCCAGCAGTTCTGGAATAAGGTTGGTCAGACGGATGAAACGTCGAACAGTCTCACGACTTTGATTATTCTCTGCGCCCAGCTTTTCATTGCTCCGCAACTTCGACACAACTTGTGTCGAAGTTAAATCTGACCTTGTACCTTGATTTTTCATGGCATCCAACTTCATTTTGTACGCAAACGCTCTCTCGCTGGGCAGAATATGCTCACGCTGCAAATTGCTATCTACCATGAGGATTATGGCAGCATCATCGTCCATCTGGCGCACAATGACCGGCAGGGTTTCCAGTCCGGCCAGCTCCGCAGCGTGTTGACGGCGGTGCCCGGAGATAATTTCATAGCCGCCCTTCGGTCTGGGGCGGGCAATCAACGGCGAAAGCACACCGTACTGCTTGACACTTTCCACGGTATCGCTCATAGAATCATCGTCCAGAACCTTGAAGGGATGGTTCTTGAATGGAAACAGCTCTCCAATCGGAATCTGCTGCACCTGCTCGCGCTGTTCTTCCTGCCGGGATTCTTCGGTGGAAAAAATATCATCGTAGCTGCTCAGACTGGCGTTTACGCTGCTTTTCGGCATCGGCCAGCACCTCCTTCGTCAGAGATTTATAGGCTTCTGCCACTTTGCCTTTCGGGTCATGGACAAAGATGCTCTTACCCGCCGCGCTGATTTCCGCTGCACGGACGGAGTGGGGAATCGTCTGACCGAACACTTTGATGTGCTTTCCGTATGCCTGCCGGATCAGCGTGTCGATTTGTCGGCCATAGTTGGTGCGGTTATCTGTCATCGTCAGCAGGATACCTTCGATTTTCAGCTTTGGGTTGATCTGCCGATGCACCTTGTTGATGGTCTGCAAAAGCTGTTCCAGACCTTTCGCGGAAAGGTACTGTGCCTGTACAGGTATCAGAGCAGTGTCTGCCGCCGCCAGCGCGTTAATGGTCAGCATCCCAAGGGAGGGAGTGCAGTCCAACAAAATATAGTCATAGTCCTGCTTTGCACTGTCCAAGACTTGCTTCAGCATTTTTTCCCGGCTCATGGTATTGACAAGGGCAACTTCCAGCCCTGCCAGCTCAATGCTGGCCGGGATGAGGTCTACACCCTCTGCATGGTGCAGCACACCTTCACCGGGCGGAATGCACTGGTCGTTCATGGCTTTCTGCATCAGGGTAGAAAGAGTAACGGGCAGTTCGTCCGGCTTCTGCCAGCCCATACTAATGGTGAGTGAACCCTGCGGGTCAGCGTCTACAAGTAGGACCTTCTTACCCTCGGCGGCAAGGCCAACACCCAGATTTTCACAGGTTGTTGTTTTGCCAGTGCCTCCCTTTTGGTTGACAATGGCAATCGTGGTTGCTTTTTTGGAAATTATTATCACCCCCGTTTCGCTAAATCGTGGTTGGTCTGATTCTGATAGTAAAGCTGCATGGTGGTCGGTGCGTTGTACAGAGAAGCGAGCAGGTATTGCTTCATGTTCCTGATTGGGCTGCTGTTCTCTGCAAGGCACTTCAACACAAATTTGATGTGGTCGGCGTTCAGCTTCATAAATCGGCTACGTACCACCTCGGCGGGCTTATCGTCCCCGGCGATGTGCAGCAGCTTGCGGTTGGTAGCACAGGTGTCCACCAGCAAATCTACGATCTGATAGATGGTGTCCTCATCATCCGGGCAGAGCCGGAGCAGAAGGTCTACCTCCAAAGACTGCGAAAAATATTCTTCCAGTTGGGCGCGCTTACTCATCCCATCCGATTCTTCGGAATAGAAGAGATTAGTCTCACTCATTTCAGTATCATTCTCTTTAGTCTTATTACACCGTGATTTTGCAGGGTCTTGACACGCGATTTTGAAGCCACAAGAATCGTCATTATCACGATTCTTGACACTCTCTTTTGAAGATTCTGCCGAAAAGTTTTTCACATATACCAAACTTGGCTTTCCTTGCCCTCGGCGTTTTCGTTCAATCAGACCAAATTTTTCAAGTTCCCGGAGCAGCTTGGTTGCTTTGTTGTCTGCGCAACACAATGCCCTCTTGACATCCTCGATTGTGAAGATGATGAACACCCGGTTTTGCTTGTCCAGCCAGCCGTTTTTCACCGACAGGCTCATGCGGTCCAGCAGGATACCATACAGGGTTTTGGCATCCGTGGACAGGCTCTGGAACCGCTGCTCCTGAAAAAGAGCCTTTGGAATGCGGTAGAAGGAGAAAAGCTCTCCAGTCTGTCCGTAGAAGTAGTCAAGGGTCATGCGGTTGGTTCATGGATAAAAAACAGCGATAATACATCGGCATCGTTGAGAAAACCTCCTTGTCAATACTTTTGGGGAAAATAAAAAGCGCAACTTTGATGTGTAAAATCAAAATTGCGCTAAGTAAGCTGTCAGAAAAAACTTTTCTCGTAAATGACCTTCTCTCTGAGCAAAACCCATTGACACACTTAAAAATTGGGTGGTAAAATTGCCTTGTAGGCGGAGCATGATTCCTGGAAGCAGGATGCAGCTGTGAACCTTTTTGGTGGATAGAACGTATCAACGCGATATTAAGCCTGTCCCCGCACTTTCGTGTGGGGGTGTGTTTCGATACCGTTCGGGAGAGCGCTTGCATGGCATGCAAGAGGTCAGCGGTTCGATCCCGCTATTCTCCACCAATCAAGAGCAAAACGAACACAGAACCACCATTCAAATGGTCGGTAATGTGTTCGTTTTGTTTTGCGAGATTCCAAATGTCACCCTGACATGAAAAAAGCGCCCACGTTACCATCATCGGTAGTGTGGGCGCTTTTCTGTCTTAATTTACCGAAAATCGGAAAAAACTCCCGAAATATGAAGTTTTCTGCCAAAATGCAGACAAGCCGGGTACATATCGGCTAAAATTTCGGTAAAAGGAGACAAAAGGCTATGATTAGAATTTTGCTGTCTACCCGCCTCGGCGAAAGGCGGATGACACAGAGCGAACTTGCACGTGCAACAGGGATTCGCTCCCAGACCATCAATGAGCTGTACCACGATTTTGCAGAGCGAGTCAGCCTGGATGATCTCGACCTCATTTGCGAGGCCCTTGACTGCGAACTGGATGACCTCATCGTGAGAGAGCCCAACCCGGAGCGTAGGGTCAAAGAGGTGCGGCACATCCCTCAGACCGTGAACAAGTCTCGCAAGAAATAACCTCTCCTGCCCGGATGCGTCAAGCGTCCGGGCTTTTTTCGTTCTCATCCGGCACGAATTCCAGAAGATCTGCGGGCTGGCAGTCCAGAACGGTGCACAGCTTGTCCAGAACGTCCAACGGAATATGCTTGACGGAGTTGTTGTTCATGCCCGACAGAGTGGGCTGGCGAATCCCAGTCATTGCGACCAAATCCTTTTGTTTGATGCCTTTTTCGGCAAGCACGGCTTTCAACTTGATGCGAATCATGTAAGCACCTCCCTTTTCTTCACTATATCACACTTACCTGAAAATTGCAACGCTTTTCGTAAAAATATTTACGAAAAATGTTGTTTTGTTATTGACATACAACGAAATTCGTTGTATAATATAGACATAGAGAGGAGGTTACGAGGTGCAAGGGAGCAACCCAAAGGGGGTGATGCTCCATGACAAGCAAGGAATTTGCAAAGCTCACCAGAGCCGAGCAGGTAGCCCGCTTTGAAGCATACAAAAAAGCGGCTCAGGATCGCACCCTGAACCGCTAACCGCTAAAAGCCCGTTATCCACAAGCCCCTTGCACCTCCATTTTATTTTTTTATTGAAGATTTGTCAAGAGTAAATCGGAGGTTTTCAGCATGAAGTTCATTGACATCAACCGAGAGTTCACCGCAGCAGCCAACAGCTACATGGCGCAGGGCTACTACATCAACGCCGGAACGATGGGCGGAAGCCAGGGCGAGGTCGCTCACATCGACCTCACAAACGGCACCGAGATCATCCGGGTGCTGCTCACCACATTTAACAACTACCTTGGCACCGAGGGTGTGGAGCTGATTGTTGGCCGGGTCAAGGACGACATCAAGCCCAATCAGGAAGACCGCTGGAACACCGTCTGGAATGAGCGTCTAGAGGTCATCAGCAACAAGAAGTTCTACCGTCTGAACAACCGCGCACAGGATGGATTCTACGGCACAGAGGAGGAAGCAAACGCCGCCGAGGAGAAGCGGTTTGACCGCTATAAGAGCCGCCGCAGCAATGACAGTGCGGTGGATGTGACCACAAAGGCCGCTCCGATGGTCAAAAAGTACATCCACGAGAAGTTCGGTGTCCGGCGCGTGAAGATGGACGACATCAAGGTCGTCAAGCACGGTGGCCGCTACACCGTCACCTACCACAAGCACGCTGCACAGCTGCACTAAGGGGAGGGCAAAACAATGAAAAAGGTAATCTTTACTTACGATTCCAAGGACATGAAGCACGGTCAGAACGGCGAAATCGGCGAGGCCAGTGCCTCTATTCTGGTGGAAGACGAGCGGGCAAAAGAAATCCATGCCGCATTCAATGAGGATCGTGCGGACCATACCGCCTACTTCATCCGTGAGCGAGCAATCGGTTTCTGCTGGAGCTGCGAACATCTGCGTGGCCGTGGCTACATCGAGGGCAGCCTCAAGACCGTGGAAGTCAAGGAGGTCTAAGACATGAAACTCTACAAATACACTGGCACCATTTCCGAGGTTTCCTTCCGCAACAGAACAGCTTGCGATATCAAGCTGTACGATATGAACGACCGCGACAAGGCTCCCACCCGGCTGGAGGTTTTCGGCGCCCTCGGAAAATACATCTTGGATATCGAGGGCACCGATGCAGAAGAGCGGTACATCCCGAACGATTTCTACTTTGATGACAACCTGTACCTGTGGCGCATCGAAGTTCCCGGCGGGTGCGATTGGCCTGCAAAGATTATCACCCAGTCGCCTGACGACATTGACCAGCTGGAGATCTTCGGAGAGCGGGAGTACATCGAAACCAGCAAGCCGAAGTCCATGCCCGGCGAGGAAGTGAACCGCTGGCTGATGTGGGAACGTCAGAACATGAAGTAAGGAGGTCATGACCATGTTCAGTATTACCGATAATGAGAGATTGCGGGATGCGTATGCACTCCTGATGTTCATGCAGCGCGATATTTCAGCCTCTGCCGAAAAGAAAGCCGCTGTGAAAAACTTGGCCGCAACCGTCAAGATGGAGATCCGGGCCTACAATAACCGCCCCGTTTCCAATGTGCGCATTATCAGTGCCGACTATGACGGCCGTCTGGAGCTTGTTCAGCTGCCCGATGAATTGGACAAAGCGCACAAGGCGGATGCCGCCGACTGGTTCCGCGGCAACTGCTATCTGGAAGCTTACAATAGCCCCTATGACTGCACAGGGCAGGAGTTCACGAATTGGTTCTATCTGTTCCGGCGGCGCGGTCACTGGTTTGCATATCACTCGGTTAGCCGAGATGTTTAAGGAGGAAGTACAATGACGGACGAAAAAGCTATCGAAAAGATGCTCTATGACCAGCAGCAGGGCTGGCCGCTGTGCCCCCGCTGCGGCGAGAGGATGCCGGACAAACTGACCCACGGAGCACTGAGCCGCCACGCCAAGGGCGTGTACATCTGTGAGGCTTGCGGCACCGATGAAGCCCTCCGGGACTGGACCGGGAACGTCAAACCGCTGTCCGACTGGGTGCTGGTTCGCGTATACAATGGAGATCTTCGGAGGTAATCGATATGGAAGAAATGCTCCTGTCACTGAATGGGCCGTGGTCAAACACAGCCTGCATCGGCTACTGTGTCATGGCGATGCGCAACGCCGGTTTGAGTGAGAAGACGCAGCGCAAAGTTCTCGATGAACTGACCCGGTGCTTCGACGATGTGAGTGTTGAAGATGCTGCACAGATGAAGTTCTAAACAAACAAAAAATCCCCCTACACTGGCCCGAAGGTCAATGCAGAGGGATTTTTGCGCGCTACCGAGGTAGCCAAATATAAAATCAAGAGTGGACCATGCCGGGCCGCTCTCTACAAAAGCCGAAGCTTTTCAAGTGCCTCTATTTTACACGGCACTCATGCAGCAGTCAAGACTTTTTGCCCAGTGCTGCGGTCATAACATCAAAGGCGTGTTCGATGACAGCATCCAGCACCTCGTCGGTGATGGCCCAGCGGATAGCCGCCGGGCACTTGGCGCGGAGAGCGGCGAACACCTGCTTCTTCTTTTTGGCACCCTGCCCGCTGCCCATGATGGACAGCTCGGCCTTTTCGACCAGCTCCAGAGCCAGATCCTTGACGGTGGCCTTGTAGCCCAACCGGATACCGCCGATTGCCAGTGCGATAAAACCCGCCAGCATCAAGATGATGGCGACGGGAGCGGGAATAAAGTTCAGCATAGCTTCCATGGTATTGCCTCCTATAAGCATCAGCGGCGCGGAGAGCTACCCCTGCGCCGTTTTGTCGTGTTGGTTATATCGGATGTTTCACAGGTACTTGGAAGCCCCGGAAATGGCTTTCCAGCTGGCAGGCCCGCAGATGCCGTCCACGGCCAGTCCGTGCGCCTCCTGCGCTTTCAGCAGAGCGTTCTCGGTGCCCTCGCCGAAAATGCCGTCCGGGGTCAGCCCCAGCAGCCGCTGGAGCATCTTCGTGGCTGCACGGTTTGCATCCCCGGTGCAGCCCCGGCGGATGGTCGGCAGAATGAACTTCTGGTAGGTGGTGCTGGGGTAGTGCCGCGGGGCATCGCACAGCCACGTTGCCTTTGCATCGCGGGTATCGGTGTGTACGATGGCGCAGCCGTCATACCAGTAGATGCCCACCGCCTTGAAATACTGGGCGGCGATGATGCCCAAGGCCACAGGATTGATGCTGCGGTTCACCATGCGCCAGTCTGCCGCCATACCATAGCGATGCTTGCTGCCAGAGCTGCCGCCGACTGCCGCATTGTGCGAGAGGCAGCGGTATCCGCTGGTCACCTTGATGGCCTTGCCCAGCTTATCCCGGATGGCCTGAAGTTTTTCGACCAGCTCCGAATCGACCATCTGGCGAGTACACCCGCAGGGGCACTTGAAGTCCTTGCGGGTGAAGTTCTTGCTCAGGGCAGATGTGTCGCTGGCCTGATAGACGATGACTCTCATGTAGAAAACCTCCTTCAAGAGAAGTCGTGCTTTTGAAGCCGCTCATTGTACACCCGTTTGATATTCGCTACCGCACAGATGCAGCGGTTGTTTTTGTAGTCGGGGTGACTGCGGCAGTAGTCCTCATAGGCATCAATGACGGCCAAAATCTCGATAAAATGCTCCCTCGTGTGGTGCTTATCATCAATCAGTTCGTCATTGAAGCGCAGGATCTGGGTACGCAGAAGATTGGCATTGCGCTCATCATCAACTTGGATATGCTCCTCCAGCTTTTTCTGGGTCTGCTTCTGCTGTTCCAGCACTTCAGCATTCAGGGCGTGTCCGATGATTTTCGCAAGCCTGCTCCACGGATTGATCTTGATGGGCGAAACCTCAATGAGCGAGAGCAGCACCAAAACCATCCCGCCACCGCTCCAGAACAATTCTTTCAGATTCACAGCCATCCCCCTCACTGAACCAGCGCGGCGATTGCCTGCAAATCAAAAATCGGAGCATCAAAAAACGCTCTCGCCCACAGCCAGTAGTCTTCGGACTCCGGGCGGCGGTACTTTTGGCAGAGTGCCGATGCCCAAACCCGGTTCCAGCGGGTCTGGTAGGCTGCATCCCGGTGCTCAAGGCACCGCTGGATGCTGTCAACCAGCTTCCCCCGCAGGTCACCAGCGCCGTCGTCGTCCTGCACGAAGTAGTCCAGAGCGTTCTGGCTGCTCACAGTGCATACGCGCTTATTCTGGTGTATAAGAAAACCGCCCTGATTACTCAGGACGGTTCCATAAGGGATGTTCACACGCCCGTCAATCCCGACGAAGCGGGCCCGACGGCGGGCGATAAAGCGTTCATGCTCCATAGGTTAGACCTGCTCTTTCTTCTCGGCGAGCATACCGGTCAGCTCGGCGTAGTGCTCGTCAGTCAGCTTGTTGGCGGCGTAGAAAATATCGATCTTCTCCGCCAGACCATCGGTATTGCCGCGCTCGATCATGCGCTTGCAGGTGCGATACAGAACCATTTCCGTTGCTTTGCTCATTGCCTTTTCCTCCTATCAGGTATTCTCAGTGTCATCCGTATCGGAGACATTCAACTCCAGAAGGGTCAGGCGATAAGCCTGATCCACGTTCATCTCGTCGGCATCCTCGATGGCAGCTTTCGCCCCCATAATCCAGCCACCAATGTCGGTCGGCTCCAGAATGACGCTCTCTGCATCATCCAGAGGCTTCCGACCAAACAGGTGGTACGGAGTGCCGGCATAAGAAATGCCCGAAGCATCAGGCTCCGGGCAGAGGATATAACAGCCGTTGTCGGCTTCTTTGATGTAGGTCACGTCCTCGGTCAAGGCAAGGACGGTGCCATCACTGGCTTTGATGATTTTGTTGAACAAGGCACTCTACCTCCAAAAATTGCATAGCAAAGCCGCCGCAGACGCAGCAGCCGCCCATGGTCATCAAAATTTTTATAGTAGGCTTCTTGGCAGTTCATATACTGCGCTACCTCCTGCAGGGTACGTTTCCCGGCCAGCCATTCACGGTGGAACAGCTTCAGTTTCCTCCGTGCGCGTATCACGCCGTCACGGCTACCATTGACTTTGATTTTCCCGGTCTCGGTCAAGGTAAAACGAGCCTTGCACCAGCGGAAAGGCTTTGTCAGAGGGATGATCTTGCATTTCTTCTTGTTGACCGGGATGCCGCGGATTTCAAACTGGCGCACGATAGCGCGGCCCAGCTTTTTCAGATCTTCGATATCCGGGAGAATGATGCAGTAATCATCCATGTAGTGTCCGGCGCTATGCGTGGACATCTGGCATTTGATCCAGTTGTCCACAGCACTGGGCATTGCCGCCATTTCTTGTTGGCTCGGCTCAACGCCCAGCGGCATCCCACGGCCCGGAAATTCGCCGGGAGCAGTATCAATAATGGTATCTGCTATCCGCCGAAAATCAGGGTTCAGGATATACCGCTGGTGCCGCTGATAGATGATAGAATGGGGTGCATAAGGAAAGAACTTCTTCAGGTCGAGCAGCAACACCCCGCCCGCACGGCCATACTTGCGGTAATGCCGTGCCAGCTGCTGTTTGATGCGCTTGATCTGCCAGTGCAGTCCCTTACCAATCCGGCTTGCACCGTTGTCATAGATCATGCTGGGGTCGTAAAGCGGCTCCAACACTTCCTTGCTGATGACCTTGTGGATTTGTCGGTCTGTAATATGAGGAGCGTCAATCCCACGAATCTTGCCGCGTTCGCAGACCGTGAAATGAACGTATTTCTTAGGCCGCCACCTTTTGGCCAAAATAAGCCGCCGCTGCTTCGCTGTGTGGGAAAACAGATGCCGCTCAAAGTTCTGCGTGCTCTGCTTCCAGCGTACACCGTTGCAGCATTTCCGGCCGTATTTGAACATCGTGTGGTAACTGAATACCTCTCCCAACGAACCGAGGGCGGCACAACGAGCTTCCTGTCTGGCTCGGCGTGCTGCCCGGCGGCGCTGGTATCGTGCTTCATGGCGCTCCTGACTTGTCATAAAAGTATTCGCTCCTCGTACAGATGAATTGTAGGGCATCGTCTAATCTGCTTTATGCCGGCACATGAAACGCGGTAAGATGCATCCCGCGCCATGCAAGAAGCGTCCGTGTCAGCATATCGAAAAGCAGTTTTAGAGGTTTGACCCTCAGGGAAGTACCTCTCCTTTTGCTATGGTCGTCTTTCACCTATGGCTACTCCATGTGACCAAGCATTGCAAAATCCGGGCACAACACCATACGCATTGTTAGCGTTGTTATAGTCCAACGACCCCGACGACGAAACCGCGCAGAAGTAGTTGTTGTTGTTGATGTTGTTGTAGTTCGGCGACCGCAGCCACCAGACCGCCGCCGCAAGAATTGACAGAGATACACCCACTTAAAAATCAGGCTTTCCGATTGACCGTTCCGATCATGCCTTGCAGCAGGTCGTTTTCCTTGTCAATCAGCTCACCCAACTTTTGAGCCATTTTGTCCAGTCTTTCAGTTGCTTTCTTCGCATCGACACTTTTCCCTGAGGGAGTTGTGAAACATCCCTGCGGGTTCTGGGTCATGATGAGATAGCAGTGAGTCAACCGAACATCCAGCGCCATCAGGGATGCCCGCGCTTCCAGAAGATGTGCTTTACGAAGCTGGCGCCGCTGATCGTCGGAGGGATAGATGCTGTTTGCCTTTTCGGCGTGGTCTATCACCTCGCCTGCCAGCTTTGCAACCGGTTCTGCAATCAATCTGGAATACCTTGCGGAAATGCGGGTCAGGAAGTTTATCGTTTCAATGTAAATCGCATTGGCGACATTCACATACTCCGCCTTGCTTTCTGTGCGCTTGGATTTCAAAACTGACATGATACTTTAGTCTCCTTCGGGGTCATCGAGATCGATTTCCCCTTGCTCTCGCTCAACTTCTTCCAAATGCTTGAGCAGCACATACTCTATGTAGTTCGTGATGGACCGATGCTCTTTTGTTGCGAGAACACCGATCTTATCAAAAACTTCATCGGACAGGCGCAGTGTAAAGACGCGCTTGTTAGTTGCCATACAATACCTCCTAACAAACAGGTTTTGAAAGTATTGTATAGCGTTTTTCGTGCCGTGTATGCACTCATAAGACAGTTGAGTGATAGCACTTTCAGTATCTTTTTTCAAAAAATCGCGCGGGGCGCTGACGCGCCCTTTGAATTTTTTTAGGAAAGTTTGCTGTTTTCCGCCCACTTCCGTGGGCTTGAGTAAGTCGAGAATCCCTGCGGGGGATTAGACAACAAAGCCGGGCACAACACCATACGCACCGTAAGCGGTGTAATAGTCCAACGACCCCGACGACGAAACCGCGCAGAAGTA